ATTCAGATGCCTTCTGGTGTCTTGTTAGGTGGTGTCCATGTTCTTGGTGGTGAGAGGCATCAAGCTGTTGCTGTACCGGTTTACCAGGATGCATATGAAGCTGCACTCAGTTGGTTTAAGACTCCAGTTGTAGAAAACTCTTTACCTTTCCTAGAGGGACAAGGTTTTTCTACTAACATTAGTCCCAAGTGTGTTGCGAGATATATCCGTGATGGTGATGTTCAAGTTTTTGGGAGTTTCACAGCTTTCAAGCGCCAGCCAAAAAGCACTGCTGCTCCAACGTTATTTACCAGTGCTCTAGTTGAAGATGGCCATAAAGTGAAATTTGGTCCTGCCCCTATGCGCGGCTATATGCCACTGCGTTTAGGTCTTTTACCTATGGTACAGAAACAGAACTTGTTCAAAGATGACATTTTGCGACTTTGTTCTGTGGCATTTGCGAATGAGGTTTGTGAGGGTTTGTCTGAAAAGGATTTGTCTGAGTTGCGACCCCTAACCCTCACCTGTGCTCTGAACGGTTATCCTGGTACGCGTTTTATTGATTCTATGAATTTTAATACGAGTGCTGGTTATCCCCATAACAAGTCGAAGAGATTCCTAGTTACAAGGGTACCTGCCAGTGATATTCACCAACATCCTATTGAAATTTCTGATGTTATTAAGACTGAGGTTGAGGAAATTTGGAACAATATGATGGTTGGTGTGAGTTCCGCACCAGTCTTCATGCAACACCTGAAAGATGAGGCTTTGCCTCTCGAGAAAGTGAAACAAGGTAAATCCCGTGTTTTTATGGGAGGTCCCTTTGCGTGGAGTATTTGTGTGCGTATGGTTCTTTTACCGTTCATTCGTGTCATGCAATTGAACAAGTACCTCTTTGAATGTGCCCCAGGTACGAATGCTACGTCTATTGAATGGACGCGTATCTATCAGCATGTGACTAAGTTTGGGAAAGATAGATTGATAGCCGGTGACTTTAAGGCTTTTGACAAGAACATGGGTGCGCTTGTGATCTTAGAAGCGTACAGGTTTATTCGTCAGATATATGAGCATGCTAAAGCTCCTCCTGAAATTCTCGTTGCGATACAGGTTATCGCAGAGGATACGGCTTTCTCTTTCGTCAACTTCAATGGGGACCTCATGAGATTTTTGGGGTGTAATCCTTCGGGACACCCACTCACTGTTATTGTTAATTGTATTGTTAATTCTTTGTATATGCGTTATTGTTATTGTGAGTTGAATCCTGATCATGAAGTTAAAACTTTTAGGAACAATATCGCCCTCATTACTTATGGGGACGATAATTTAGCTGGTAGTCGTGTTGATTGGTTTAATCATACAGCTATTTCGGAAGTTTTGGCATCTGTTGGTATTGTCTATACCATGCCAGATAAGGATTCAGAGTCAGTCCCGTTCTTACCATTGGAACGTGTTACATTTCTTAAACGGTCATTCCGTTTTGATGTTTATTTAAATGCCCAGATGGCGGTTCTGGAAGAAGACTCCATTTGGAAGAGTCTTATGATCTGTATTCCTAGTAAGGATGTTAGTCAACAGAAACAGTGTATCGACATTGTTTCTTCAGCTGTATCTGAATGGTTTTTCTATGGCCGCGAGCGATTTATAAAGGAAAGAACCTATCTGATGCAACTAGTTGACCGTTGTGATTTGTCGAATTATGTGGAGAAATCCACTTTCCCCACTTGGGATGTCTTGTGTGAGCGTTTTGTAAATGCTTCCTTAGATTACCTGAGAGAGGAACCCTCCTCCAGTAAACGTTTATTGGGGGATCTTGTGTGGCACGAACCCCGTACTACGGCGTCGGGTTAGTGTTGCTCAGAACAAACATTGGGCCTGTAAGGTGAGGTCCTCAAAGCCAAAAGACCTTATATATAGATATTTACTGCGTAACTTCTCTGTTTCTATTAGTGTATGTTGTTTTATGAGTGTGGATTTATATATTATACTTACCTGTGCGTTCCACAAAATCCCTTTTTAGGGAAGATCTTAGGTTAGTGATCTAAACTGATAGATATATTGG